CGCAGAGATTGAAATGGCAAACAAACCTAAATCTTCTCTTTTATCTAAAGTTTACAACTTCGTAAGTACAGGAACTGCAAATCCTAAAGCTAAGTCCGAACAAGATAAAGTTATTGATGGATTCAAATTCATTACTCGCTACGTTTATTCAGGTGATACATCTGCTAAGTCTCGTGAGTTTTGCAAAAAGATGACTGCTGCAAATAAGATTTATCGTAAAGAAGACATCGTTAGAATGAGCAATCAACCTGTAAATGCAGGATGGGGTGCTAAAGGAGCTGCTACATACGACATTTTTAAATACAAAGGCGGAGGCAACTGCCATCATAGATGGTTGCGTAGAACCTATGTATCATTTGAGGAGGGTATGGGAATTGACCCTACTAGTCCAAAAGCTAAAACTATAAGCACTAACAAAGCAGAAAAAGCAGGATATCGAGTTAGGAATCCACAAGAAGTATTTGTTAAACCTGTTGATATGCCTTACAACGGCTTTTTACCAACCAATCCAATATACGGCAAATAATGGCAACTGCACTACTCATAACACGAGACGATTTAGTTAGGTTTACTGCCGTTAATGGCAATGTGGACACGGACAAGTTTATTCAGTTCGTTAAAATCGCTCAAGACATTCACATCCAAAACTACTTAGGTACTAAGTTACTTCAAAAGATTCAGGCGGATATTATCGCAGGCACGCTTTCAGGTAATTACGAAACGCTTGTAGAGACGTATGTAAAGCCTATGCTGATACATTGGGCAATGGTTGAATACTTACCATTTGCAGCTTACACAATCGCTAATAAGGGCGTCTATAAGCACTCATCTGAGAACTCTGAGAACGTAGAGAAAAACGAAGTAGACTTCTTAATTGAGAAAGAACGTCAGATTGCTCAACACTACACGGAGCGTTTCATTGACTACATTGTATTTAGAAATGACTTGTTTCCTGAGTACACTACTAACTCTAACGGGGATATGTATCCTGATAGCTCAAATAATTACACCAGTTGGTATATATGAAAACACGAACTAAGGTAGGAACATACAAACCAAAAGAAGAAAACATTGAGAAACTTCGTGTTTTTCTAACTAAACTAAACAAAGATGGCAAATAGCAACGGATGGGGTCAAGGTGCTAACAACAACGAAATAGGTTGGGGTCAAGGCGCATTCAATAATTCAATATCTTGGGGTGCTTCACACTACGTTTCTTGGAGTGGAGATACTGACATTGTAGGCAACGAGGGAGGGATTGTTTCTAATTTCTCAGTTCGTGTTTTTAATGATTCAGGAGTATTAGAAGCAAATAGCTGCTTATTAAATCAATTACAAACTTTAGACGCAATTCAATGAGCCTTTTAGATACCGCTTCCCTTTTATTAACGCCTAACGCTTACAAAGAAGGCAAATTATATTCCGTCATTCCGTCCGATGGTTCGGGCGATATGTCCGTAACAAGAGCAACAACTGCTACCCGAGTCAATAGTGAGGGGTTGGTTGAGTTAGTGCCTTATAATTTTTTATTAAATTCTGAAGATTTTAGCACTTGGAGTTTAGAGGGTGGTACTATGACCAGCGGACAATTAGACCCTTTAGGTGGAAATACTGCTTATAAATATGACCCCGCAAGCGGAGGTTTATATAGTAGTTCTGTACTTGATGAAAACCAAACGCAAGTGACTTATTCTTTTTGGGCAAAAAGCGTTTATGGTGGTAATTTAAATATGACATTGGCTGACGGGGGTGGATATAATACTTACGGAACAATATCAATAGACGGAACTTGGACATATTATACATTTACTTTAAATAGAACAACGCCTTCAGTGGGTGGAATGTATCTATTTAGTATAAGTAATTCACAGGGATTTTATATTTGGCATCCACAAATAAATACTGGCTCAGTTGCAAAAGAATATTTTCCTACAACCAATAGACTTAACATCCCAAGACTTGACTACTCAAACGGAACTTGTCCGAGTTTGTTAGTAGAACCGCAGAGGACTAATTTGGCATTGTATTCAAACGCATTATCTACTGGTACAAATGTTGTTGATGCGTCTACAATAACTGCCAATTTTTACGTGTCCCCCGATGGAACGCAAAACGCAATGCAATTCACTGAAACAACTGACAACAGCCGACACGGATTTTACCAATATACCACAGTAACCGCACAAACTTACACAGCAAGTATTTTTACAAAACAAACGGGCCGTAGGTATATTGCTTTGAGGTCAGACATTACGGGAACGGCAACTTCATCTTTTTTTGATTTACAAACAATTAGTGTATTAAGTTCGGGAAGTGGACATACTTGCTCAATTCAAGATTTTGGTAATGGGTGGTTACGTTTAGTTGTAACTTTTACTGCAAGTGCAGGTTCACGTTATTTAGTTTGGTGTGGTTCACCTGATGGAATAAATGTTGTTTATGCGGGTAGCACATCAATTTCACAAACATTTTACGGCTACCAACTCGAAGCAGGCTCATACCCTACCTCATACATACCTACAACCTCAGCAAGTGTAACACGAAACGAAGACGTTATTTCAAAGACGGGTATTAGTTCGCTTATAGGGCAAACGGAGGGGACTATTTATTTAGACATTGTTTTTAAAAATCCGCTTTCGTCTGTTAATAGACTTATATCAATTACTGAGACAGTTTGGTCAAGTGGTGGCTCAATTCGTCTTGAAGTTACGTCAAGTCAATTTGTTGCAGATATTGTTAATGGAGGCGCAAGTGTTGGAGATATTACACATTTAACTTCAGTATTGCCAAACACAAGATATAAAATAGCAATAGCATATAAGCAAAATGATTGCAAAATGTACATAAACGGAGTAGACGTAGGAAGTGACACAACAACGGGTGTGATGCCTACTTGCTCCGAATTGTATTTAAATAATTTAGGGGGCGCATTCAGCGGTCCATACGAAGCAAATGCTTTTAACGCAACTACCCTTTGGAAAGAACGCCTAACTAACGACCAACTCGCACAACTCACAACGATATGATTTATAAACTAACATACGAAAACAAGGACACCGCACTCTCTGACTTAAAAGCCAAAGGCATACTTGTAGAGGTCGAGTTCAACGGAGAAAAACACGAAGCCTACGGAAACGGAGTGCAAGCTGTTGTCGAACTTGGCCTCATCCTCGTGACTCCACCCGTAATGGATGGAATGACAGTAGTTACTGAACCAATCTATGCAGATGGCTACCACTACGATGTGATGGCTGAGAACGTTTACGACTTCGGGGCAAACTTAGTAGAACCTAAGAACCCAAAACACGCATTTGCAGGACACGCAATAACTGAGGAGTTTCCTTACAATCCAATGTTAGGAGATGAGGCATAAAGACGCAATAGGTTCAATGTACTTCGTTTGTGGCTATGCTGCTTGCATCGGTCTTATATTTGAAGCAGAGCACGTCTATCACATACTCTTAGCGGCTACCTATGGCTTTTATCTAACTTGGCACATCGTAAATCAATATGAAAACTAAATCTCTTCTCCTTATTTCTATGGTGTCCGTGTTAGCACCCGTCAAGCCGATGGTGTTAATGGCTATTGCAACAATCGTTCTTGATATGTTCTTTGGCATTTGGAGAAGTGTACGCAAAAACGGATGGGCATCAATACGCTCTCGTAGGCTTTCAAATACCATTTCTAAGAGCCTTTTGTATAGCGGTGCGATAGTATTTATCTATTTGCTTGAAAAGTTCGTCCTGAGCGATTTATTGAGCTACTTTATTTCAGTTGACTTGGTAATGACTAAAGCGTTTACTGCGTTCTGCGTTTTCACGGAAGTTAAATCAATCAACGAAAGCTACTTCTCAGTTACAGGTATTAATGTTTGGGATAAGTTCATTGCCTTTGTTAAACGTAGCAAAGAGCAGGTAGAAGAATTGAAATAACTGACGGTGCAAGTTATTGGTTGAGTAAACCGATTAAACCGCACTACACTCGACTGCTTGCCATAGGTGAACACCGAGAACCCCCCGATGATATTGTTGTCGGGGGTTTATAATGTCCACTTTATAGTGGTAAAAACTTGACATTTGTACCTTTAAAAACACGTTATGGTAAAACCTTACACAGACAAACAACTACTTGAAAAGGTTAAGAGCCTTTCGTCTTTTGGTAAAATTCCTGCAGGATATTGGTTACTCGGAGTCCGCTCACAAGATGACTTGCCTAATCGCTTTGATGACAAGATTTACCTGTTTAAAGGAGAAGAGTTTGTCTTAGTGACCTCAGCAACTACCAACGCAGGGACATCAACACTTCGCCAGTTTGAAAAAGTAAATAAAGACGGAGCTGCAATCCTAAAAGCAGATGAGTGGTATTATAACGTTTGGAAGTACGGCAAGCATCAAGGAAAGGTAGAAGGTCTTTTGCAATTAGGCAACAAAGTGAAAGTTTGGCGAGACACAGATAAAGATGATAAATCAGAGGAGCAAGGCAAATTGCAAGAAGGATACTTTGGAATTAACTTCCATCCTAACACTTATGACTTGAGCAAGCCATCAGGAACTACTATCGGATGGTGGTCAGCTGGTTGCCAAGTTGTTAATAATGTATCTAATTACAAGCTAATGATTCAACTTTTGAAGCGTGAGAAGTTAGTAAGCTACTGCCTGATAAACGAATTTTAAACCTATACCCTTATGAAAAAAATTAAATTTTCAAGCTATACCCCCTATTTTTTGTCGCTAATATTGGCGATTTTTGCGACAGGATGCTCGGCTAACTATCACATCCGTAGAGCAATGAAGAAAGGATTTAGCGTAGGGGAGTCCGCTGATACAATCCGTATTTCTACAATTGACTCAATTCCGTACGTTTTAAGAGACTCAATTTATTGGGAAAAGGTATTAGTCCAAAAAGATACAATAGTGCGTTACAAACGCTTAGAAGTGCCTAAAACACGATTTGAGACCCGTATTGAATACAAATTAAAACGAGATACCCTGCGAATGATTGAAAAAGTAGAGGTTGTCAAGTGGAAAACTGAGAAGCACAAAAACACGAAACCAAATCTATGGTTGTTTATAATCGGATTCGTTGCAGGATTTGCTGCTAAATACCTGATGAAGTTCGCTAAATACACTTTATGAGAAAACACAACCGCTATCGCCTGAAGAACGATGAGATAGAAATCATTGAACAATATAGAGCGATAAAAGAAGAGTCCAACGGAATGGGCTTAAATGACGCTGACGTTAAACACGGATGGCTCAAATCAAAGAAGGCTTCGCTTTTCTTTAAAAATCCAAACTACAAACCTGAAGAGGAGCAGAACTACGAGAAGATTCGTCAGTCTATATTAGATGAGGTTCGTCTTTATGTACCGAAATACCCTACAATAACACGGAATCCATCAACGGACGGACACTTATTAGTCATAGACCCTGCTGACATCCACATAGGAAAGCTCTGCGACGCTTTTGAAGTAGGAGAAGTATATAACAACCAAATAGCAGTACAAAGAGTCTTAGAAGGCGTGCAAGGCATTTTAGACAAAGCAAGCGGATTTCAGATTGACAAGATTCTATTTATAGGCGGCAACGACATTCTGCACATTGATACTCCAAGACGGACTACAACCTCAGGAACACCACAGGACACAGACGGAATGTGGTACACTAATTTCTTAATTGCTAAAAAACTATATGTCGAAATTCTCGAATTACTTATCAGCGTGGCTGACGTACATTTTACTTTCAATCCCTCTAATCACGATTATACACACGGCTTTTTTCTTGCTGACGTTATTCAGACTTGGTTTAAAGAATCTAAGAACATTTCTTTTGACTGCTCTATTGCACATCGAAAGGGCTTCCAATACGGAAAGAACCTTATCGGCACGACTCACGGAGATGGAGCGAAACACCAAGACTTACCTTTATTGATGGCAACGGAGTTTCCTGTTGAGTGGAGTCAGACCAAACATCGCTACGTTTACACGCATCACGTTCATCACAAAACGTCTAAAGATTACATCGGAGTGACTGTTGAATCGTTGAGAAGTCCTTCAGGCACGGACTCTTGGCATCACCGCAACGGCTACACGGGAGTTCCTAAAGCAGTCGAAGGCTTTATCCATCACAAAGAATTTGGTCAGGTTTGCCGAATTAGTCACATATTTTAGATATATTTGTGACCTAACCACTACTCATAGCGTAAGAGCCTCCTTAATCGGGGGCTTTTTTTATGTATAAATTTTCCGTTTTTTTCTACATAAGCAGCTCAACGTGTATAGATTTTACCGTTTGTTATACATTAGGTGGTAAGAATTACCCGTTATTTTGTGACAAAATGTAAGTCAAGTAAAATAATTGTGAAAAAACTTTGCGTCTGAAAGCCTTGTAAAATAAAGGAATCTGAAAAAACTTTAAAAAAAATGCAACTTTTTTGTTTGTAATTACGAAAGAGTATCTATATTTGCATATAACAAAACGACAACGATATGAAAGTTACAGTAACACAAACAGAAGTTCAGTATTTCGAAATTACTAAAGAGATTGAAATGACTGCAAAAGAATATGCTCAGTATTTAAAAACGGGTGTAGTTTCACAAGAGTTAGTAAATGACTTGTGTAGTGAGACTGATGAGCAACACCATATTCAAACACGAATTTTATCAACTATAATATCTAAATAAATAACGCTATGAAAGAACACACAAAACTAATGCTTGCTGAGGAGGAGAAACTTTGGCAGGAGTATGTAAACAAACGAGATACGCTTGGTGTAAATCACAAAGAAACTCAACACGCTTTTGCACTTTACAATTTAATGTTAAAACTTTTAAAAGACACGCTATGAAAAAACTGATTAAAGAATTTAGAATGTTAGACTCAGAAGAGCAAGCATTCTTTGGTTACGGAGCTTTGGTATTACTTGGAGCAATGTTCTTGTTTTGGTTGACTACTACGGTAACACCACCTGTTGCAGACCATCACACAACTGACTACCAAACGTATCAGAAAGCAAAACACGAATTACCTCAGTCTTATAACAAATACGCTAATAGAATCTACAATGAAAAATACGGAAAATAAATATTGGTTTACTGACATCTCTCAGGACATCAGCGAGCAAACAATAGAAGTAGAATGCTACGATAATAACACGGACGAAAAAGTAGCTACAATTAATCTTAAATACTTATACGATGAAGAATCAGACGAATGGCAAGTGGAGTCAAGCGAATTCCATACCAACCCAACTATCAAAGAAATTGACGAACTTGTCTCAGAACTTACATACCGAGCAAGTGACATCTTTCACGAGTTCTGCTACGAATGCACAATGTACGAGGAGTATGACGAAGATGGTTGGTTTATTTAACCGCCAACAAATGGAGCATTTTTGGACAAACTTTAATTACGATTTATATAACCGCATTTGCGAAATAAAATACTCAGAGCTATGACATACTTTTGGAAAATGAGAGACGGACAACTAATAGACGTTGACCAAATGAGCGAAACGCATTTACGCAATT